TGCTTGCTTGTGACGGCAAGCAGATAACCAACCATGCGGCCATCCTCGCGAACGGTGATGACCTTGAACATGCCAATATCTTCCATCGCCTTCATCTTGGCGAAGTCGAGCGCAATTTCAAGGTCTAAGTCGAGCCCTAGCTCCTGCCAGTGGGCATAAACAAGGTCTTTCGACTCGGAGGCCCACTCTTCGACCGGCTCAACCTGGAATGTCGTCATTGAACCGTCTGCGTGGCGGTATGTAGATCACGCACGGTATCGAGGGAGGGGACAAGCGAATCTGGAATCGAGAGACGCACCAGAAGATCCAGAAATTCCAGAGAATCCATGCCCAGAATGGCAAGTTTCGTTTCTGGGGTGACTGCCTCGCCCGTCTCTTCCTGTACTGCTGCCACTACTTCGTCAATCGTCATGTCGCTTGCACTCCCATAACCCCTCCACAATCAGGAAGCGGGCAGCCTATATTGCCATCGCCTTCCTCTGTTTCGTCGTCGCAGTTTGCATCTTCGATACGACAGACATGCCTGCACTTTTTGCACTTCATCAGAACGTCCATAATGCTCGTCATGTCGCTTGCACCTGTGCCGTCAAAAGTCCGTTCGTGAATGTTTGGCTTCCTTGTGTGCCGCCTACAGTGAGTGCGGCCGTGACAATCACCACGCTGAGCCCCACTGTCCCCGCTGCCGCTCCAATGACTAAGCCTTGGGCATTGACCGTGACGGTTGCCGAGGCGTAAGTGCCCGGCACTACCCCGGAAGCGGGCATCTGCGTTGCCGGATCGATCGTGCCCGTTAGTCCGCTAAATCCGGGGTGGCTGGGGTCCCATGTTGCACCACCGAAGATAAGAACTTGCCCCGCTGCTGGCGCCGATGCAACGAGTGCCTGATGAGCTACCACCCCGCCAGCTAAAGGGCTTCCTGTGCCGTCATTGATATGGTCAGTGGTCTTATTCAGGTACGGCTTGGAGAAGTCCACCATCGGGGCGCTTGCTGCTCCGGTGTCGTCGATGAGTCCAACCGTCGTGCCGATTCCTTCGGTGCGACCGGTGATTATGGTAGAAGCGTTGATTTCCCCGATGAGCTGGCCGATCTCATTGAGGCCATTCTGTAGCTGCGTGTTCCACTGCTGCAGCACCTTCAGAAACGAGAATGTGGCATTGCCGTCCTTATCTACTATCGGGGAGCGGCTGGCTAGGAATGTCGTTGCAGGCTTGAGTTGACTCGCCATTATGAAGCCACTCGTAGATATGCATCCACGATGACCCACGGAATGGCATCAGAAACGCTCACTTCATAAACGCGATACCTAGACCTCCCCAAGCGTCTCCAGATGACTCGCGTGTTGTATTCACCCGCAAAGCCACAGTTGGCGATGTGTTGATTGGACCAAGTAGAGCCTCGGTTATCGCTCCATCGCAACATTGCCTGCGGAGGTCGCGGGTTGCCGTCTCCGTCGAGCAAAGGCGGCTGGGGCCCGAGGCCGGTCGCAAAGTCAACCGTGAGTTCCGAATGGTAAACCCATTCCATCTCGTTGACCAAGGTGGGCGAGCGGCGAAGTCTGCGAATCGGATTGTGTATTGTTTGGGCTACGGGAACGATGGTTGCGCTGGCAATGGTTCCAACAGCTCCCGCCTCCGTACCGGCCACGCCATTTTCCGCTTGGGGCGGATAGTCGGGGCCGGGTGCGGATATCGTGAATGTTCCCGAGCTTCCCCCGGAAGCAGTCAAGCAGGTACGAATCCCATTCAGCGCACCATATATCTGCCCGGTAAACCCAGCTTGCAGTCCTCCATTGGTGGTGCCCGAGACAAGAATCACTCCAGGAGCAGGGGGTACCCCATAAATCAATTCATAGGTATAGGTGGCAATTCCTCCAGTTACAGAGGTTTGCGTAACTTTTACAAAACTAGCGGGTAGCGGTTCGCCTGTGACCGCCACAGCGGAGGGCACAGCCCAACCCAAGCCCTGCCCCGCAGGAACTGCGAAGGGGGGAGGCATTCCTGGGTCAATCGCCGGGGTGGCGCTCGTGTAATAGACCGCATAGCCCACCCCGGTAATCGACTGGGAGTCCGTCATATTGTCGAGGAATAAGGATGTGATGATATGCGCCATGATGCCTTGGCCGGTTAGGTCAGAGAGCGATGTTCCAATACTGGCCGCATAAAATTCAGTACTGCTGAAGCTTATTTCATTTGGAATGAATGGCGAAGTAAACTGCAATCCGCCGCCTCCACCAAACGCCACCGAACCATAGCGGAATGACAGAGTAGTCGAGGCGTCATCGTTCTGGCTTCCGATGATTACCGGAATAATGCCTATAATAACCGCGTCAGGCGGCAACGTGGGCGGCTTGAAATCACTCCATATAACACCATTTTCCCATTGTCCCAGCGGCCGGCTAAATAGCATCCACGTCCGTCCAGTGGCTGGAACCGAGATGGAAACATCCGCAAACGTGACTACTTCCTCATCGAGGAAATTCAGACTCATCTCGTAGAGGTTGCCCGAGTTCCAATCGCCCACAAGATGCTTGCCGAAGGCGTACATATGATTCCAGCTGAGGTGAGGAGTGTAAGTGGCTGTGTCGGCGTGCCATGTCGCCCGCTTGTGCCAAAGGCTCTCTGCTACGTCATAGACCCATGTACAGTCAGTTCCTGGGATGTAGAGCACCCAGAACAAGTGTCCGCCATCCTCATAGGGATAGCTAACGAGGTTTGAGATTTGGTCGGCGGTATAGGACGATAGTGCTGTCTCTACCGCATGGGTCGAAATGCGCGAAGGCGTATAACCATTGGCCCGCCACGCCTGCCTTGCTCCTCGGGCGTCTTGGCTGATACAAAATACGGTGTTATCTACTAAATCAACACCGAAGGTCGCCGCTCCTCCTGTTTCAATGAGTGCGCCGGGGATAACATCGAATATCTCACTACTGCCAGTATTCTGATAGGGCTGCGCGTGCTGTGCGCCGATCACCCACAATTCCCGGTGGCTCACTTCGATTGAAACGATATTCTCAGGAAACACCGAGATGGCATTGACCTGAATCCCAGGCCACGTAGTGCCGTCGAGGATGGCCGAAATCTGGAATTTGTTGCTGTTCGCAAACATGAGGATGAAATAACCGTCTGAGTATTTGACCTTGACCGGTCCTCCTGCCAGTTGCGCGGTTACATCGGTGAACGTGTTGTCTGCCAGTTCGTAGGCCCATGCCCGGCCACCAGCTACTATCAGCAATTCAATGTTGCTGGCGGCGATGGATACCGGGCCGCCGAAGGCATCGAGCGTGGCCATGCGGGCGATAAAAGTACCGTCTGCGAACACTTCGTAGAGCGCATCCGAGGCCGCAACGAATCTGCGCCCATTGATTTCAATGCTTCCACGAGTAGGCGCGCCTGGGAAGGTGCAGAATACAGCTAACCCCGGCGTACCGAAGTAGGATCGGTGCGTCTGCGCTCCCGGCGTCTCGATCGTCTCCGCGAAGAAGTTTATGCACTCTTCATCTGCGACTACATTCGATTTTGCCGTGTACGAAGGGCCGACGAACCCGAACTTACTCATTAGTAGGGAATCCCGAACAAATCAGCCTTGTAGTTGTAGCCTGCAGGACTAGGGACTAGATCCGACTGAAGGCTAAGGTCGGGCGCGTTCATCGTCTTGACTATGGCCAGCGACGACACCGCCAGCATCACCACTGTAGAGGATGCATCGTGGTTGAACTCGGCACCAATTCGGACGGCCAGATTGTAACGAAATGCATCCGCATACCCAGGCGGAAAAGTTACCTGCGATGTGAGGGTCTGCGCCCCTAGAGCCTGCCAGCTATAGATCCTTACGCTGTTTGGCTGATCGATCGGAATGGGCCAGAAGTTCAGCGTCCGGAGCGGAAACCCGCCGTCGTCATAGCAAATCTGCGGAAATGATCCGTTGACTGTCTTGACAGGCACTTGCGTCTGCCAATCCTGCACGGAGTACATATCCATTGGCACTTCAACCGGGTTCGCAGGGTTATTCAGCAGAATCGCGCTCATCGCATCGATCCGCGCCGGCCGGGGAATGTTGAAATCTCCTCCCGCTCCCAGCGTGTAAGCCTGCTGTCCGAGGACGAACGGGAAATCATCCGATCGCGTGGTGAAGATTGCACGCCGCTGTGCGTTCCAGCTATCGATCATGTCATTCATCACAGACAGGCCCTGATTGGCCGTATCGTCTGACGGAGTTTCGCCATCAGCGAGGACGCCAACGAGCTTCAGGGCGCTTGTGATGATATCGAACGCAGTGGCCATTTATTGAACCGCCTTTTTGGGCCTTCCAGGGCCGCGCTTCATTGGATTTTCCGGTTCGAACGCCCGCACTACGTCAACAGGCAAACCGGTGTCATTTGCGTTCATCAATGCCAACTGGAGGCAGATTTCCCTTAGCCAGCCGTTGGTGCTGAGGTCAGTCGCGGGTTTTTGCTTGATGTCTTCGCTTGTCATAGGGCCTCAATATGCCACGCCGCATGTAAGTGCGGATCGGCTACTACCGCCGAACATCGTGGGCAGAGAAATACCGTCTGATTTCCGCCCCAATCATCGACGAAGGTTGCCCGCTTCCATTCATGCGGATCTCCAAGAAGGGATGCTAGCTGCTGTCTGGTTTCTATTGTCATAAGGGTGGGGGCCAGCCGAAGCCAGCCCCCTTGGGTTTACGTGGCGATGACGCGGCAAGCCAAATGCGGCCGGATCGCCTTGAAGCCATACAGCACGTCAATACGGCACGGCACCTTGTCATTGGTGATGTCATACTGACGAGCGATACGCATCGAAATGCCGTCCATGACCTGCCGTGCGCCCCACGCGCCGAACTTCGATACGTCGATCAGATCGGCAGTGACAAAGGCGAACGCTTCCGGGTGGAAGAGGATGGACTGCTTGTAGAGAGCCGACGCACCGCCGCCAATCTTGACGACGGTAAGCCCCGCGCCGACAGCCGTTACATTCTGAGCTGCGCCAGTCA